CTAAGAAAGAGAAGTCGTCATGCAAGGAACACATTATGAGCAGATTTATGAAAGTAGAGTAGGAGATGATACATTGATCAACACAAATGAACCAAGTGCTGCCGCGCTGATCCGAGCGCAGGGGCAGCAGTTAAGAAAGGAAACCGTACTGGAATACTGGAGAAGGACGAGAGGTAATAATAATGCAGAAATGGGAAGAAATCGAACAGAAAAAAGAATACCTCAAGGGATACATAAAAGCAAAGAATAGAGAAGCGTTGATAAAAGACCAAATACAACAACTAAGACTTGACACGATGTTTCCGGCGTTGCAAGGCGATGGGATGCCACGGGGCAGCAGTCAAAAGGATCTATCAGATTACACGGCAAAGATCGAAAGCCTCATGGAGGAGTTAAAAAAAGAATGGGTTGAAAGCGCGATCCGGTACGAACGCATCAGAAAAGCAATAAACAAAATGAATGATGAACAAGAAAAAGAAGCGCTTACAAGATATTACATCCTCGGAGAAAAGTGGAAAGAAATAAAAAATAAGATGGGGGTAAGCGAGGCGAAATTATACAGGATATATGATAGAGCCTTAGAAAACTTTGAAATTTTATAAAAATTTTAGAAAGTGAGAGTGAATGAGAGTTCAAAATGTGATATAGTATAAATTGAATTAAAAGACAAAGAGGGAAACGACTCCCTCAAAACCACGCGCAGGGACGCCCGAAAGGGCGTCTTTTCTTGTATCGCGAATCCGGGTGGGATATAATAAGAGAAAAGCGCGTGGAGGGATTTTATGAAAATCGAAAACAAAGAGATGCTACTGTATAGCATGAATAAGGCATACGAAGAGTTGAAATGCGCAATGATAGAATACAATACGAACGAAAAAGAAGTGTATTTTCGACTCGGGAGTTGTCTACACTGGATAATGGACTGCTATGAACGAGTGAAAGAAATAGTACCGGAAGAACAAAAAATATTATTTCTTTCGCTGGCAGCGGCGAATAACGCACAAAAGCACTTGAAAGAGTTTGAAAAGATGAGCGTGATTACGGGGAATGGATATCCGAAACAATACCCAAAACGATACGGAGTAAAATATACATGGAAATCGCTCGAAGAAGTACCGCTAAATTCGAGAACCGAAAAGAAACTGTATCAAGAGAAGCTGCTCGGGAGAAATATTATGAAAACATTAACGGAAGCAAAAAGGCAAATCGAGGATTATTTTGAAAGAGAGTGATGACATGTTTTGCAATTACGATCAATACAAAGATAAAGAGGTAGTTAAAAAGCATGAGCAACTTTTAAAACAACTAGGGGAAAAAGACAGAGTATTTTCGCTGGAATGGAACGAAGAAAACATTACACTGATGGAATGCTGTGACTATTGTTTCGGGCATGATTTAACCAAAGAAGAGTGCAAAGAATTATCGGAAGTATTCCGAGAGTTAGCAGAAGAGCTGGAGAAATAAAGAACAGCGGAAACAAATAAAAGAATCGAAGAAAAGTAAACAGAGAAATACAAAGGGCAGCAGGCGAAAGTCGGCTGCTTTTTTGTATATAAAGAAAAAGGATGAAGGCATGGCATACAGACCGGATCGAGATGGATCACACCGAGGAGCGTTTGAACGGAATAAGAAGAAAATATATGCAACACAGACGGTATGCGGGATATGCGGGAAACCGGTTGACTTCGGATTAAAATATCCGCATCCGTTGTCGCCGTGCATAGATCATATTATCCCGATAGCAAAAGGGGGACATCCATCAGATATAAACAATCTTCAGCTTGCACACTGGACGTGCAACAGGCAGAAGAGTGACAAGTTGATAAAGCGGAGAGACAAAGAAAAGGATGAAGTTATAAGCAACAGAGTGTTGCCGCACACGTTTGATTGGAAAAATATAAGACGCAGTAAATAGGAAATAAGGGGGCATACCACCCCTATACACGGGCATGGATGTACTTCACGCCGTCACTGTGAAAAAAAACACACGCTAAAAGAAAGGAAGCTAATATGGCAGATTACAGAGGGGTAAATTATTTACGAAGACGCTTACAGATAAAGAGCGAACGAGTGAAAATGCGTTACAAATACTATGAAATGAAGAACAGGGTGAAGGATTTTCAGATATCGACACCGCCAGAATTGAGAAACGTACAATCGGTTCTCGGATGGTGTGGGAAAGCAGTGGATAACCTTGCAGACAGGATTGTATTCAGAGAATTCGCAAATGATAATTTTGACATCGGAGAAATTTTTTTGATGAACAACCCGGATACATTTTTTGACAGCGCCGTACTGTCAGCACTTATTTCTTCATGTTGTTTTGTTTATATATCAGTAGACAAAACAGGATTTCCGAAATTGCAAGTAATAGACGGCGCGAATGCAACAGGAATCATAGACGATAGCACAGGTCTGCTGGTGGAAGGTTATGCCGTACTCGAACGAGACAAAAACAAAAACCCGAAAACAGAAGCATATTTTACAAAAGGCGACACATGGATATACAGAAAAGGAGACGAGACGCCGGAGAGAATTAAAAACAACGCACCACACCCGCTTCTTGTCCCGATCGTATTCCGGCCGGACGCGGTAAGACCGTTTGGTCATAGCAGGATCAGTCGAGCGTGCATGGATATTGTCAACAGTGCAATGAGGACGGTAAAACGATCAGAAATTGCGGCAGAGTTTTACTCGTTTCCGCAAAAATATGTAGTTGGAACTGACCCTGATCTAGAACCGATTAACAAATGGAAGGCTACAATGTCGAGCTTGTTGGAGTTTACGAAAGACGAGGGCGGCGACAAACCACAGCTAGGGCAATTTGCGCAGCAAAGCATGTCACCTCACAACGATCAGCTAAAAATGTTCGCCGGATTATTTGCCGGAGAGACAGGTCTAACGCTGGACGATCTAGGGTTTGTAACAGACAATCCAAGCAGTGCGGAAGCAATCAAGGCAAGTCACGAAAATCTTAGACTAATCGCAAGGAAAGCGCAGAGGACGTTTGGCACAGGTTTTTTAAACGCGGGGTACATCGCGGCGTGCTTGAGGGATAACTACCCGTACGAGCGGAGGCAGTTTTATTTAACAAAACCAAAATGGGAACCGGTCTTTGAACCGGATGCGGCCGCGTTGAGTAGTTATGGAGACGGAGCTATAAAAATCAATCAGGCAATCCCGGGATATATTACGCAGGATAAAATGAGAGATTTCACAGGGATATAGGGGAGATAAATGGAAGATATCGCACCGGAGTTACTGGAAAAAATAAAAAAAGATTTTGAAAAGAAACTTGAAAAAAGTGAGACGATCAAAGCGTTTCGGGAAAAGGTTAAGAAAAAAACAGCGACATATAAAGATGCAAATGATTTCGCGATCGAAGCGGGGGAACTGCTGACGGATGCATTTCAAAGCAACCTATCAAAAGAAATATTACCGGATGGCAAAATGTATTACAATATCGCTGACAGGATAATAAGGGAACGACTGGAACATAATTATGATATTACAGCGGAGGCAGCAGTAGAAGTTCAAAAGATATTAAACGAAAAAGCAGGAATCGGAATCAAAGCCATAAAACCGGAAATGAACGAAGATAGGGTTCGAGGAATTATTAATATTGTATCAGGAGGAAAATACGAGGATGTCGCGTACATACTAGGAGAAGCAGTCGTAAACTTTACGCAGTCTGTAATAGATGCAGCGGTAAAAGAAAATGCAGATTTTCACTCAAAAGCAGGGTTAAGACCCAAAATTAGAAGAACATCAACGGGAAAATGTTGCGAATGGTGCGACAGACTTACGGGGATATATGATTACGAAGCTGTATCAGACACCGGAAATGATGTGTTCAGGAGACACAAGCACTGTAGGTGTATCGTAGAGTATGACGCTGGAGACGGAAAAGTAACAAATGTACACACGAAGAAAACGACAGATAAGAAAGATACAAAAAGAAGAATTGAAAATGCGAAAGAATGGTCTAATAAACAAAAAAGTGGTAAAATAAAAGAAACACCAAAGGAAAAAGAAAAAAGGATCAAAGAGGAAAACGGGCTGGATCTTGCTTCGAGAATATCAGGACACCCAAAAATGTTAGGTGCATACACTCCAAGAGGTCTATACCATGCACTACAGAATGCGGGATATGAGACAAAACCTTTAAAAGGGAAAAATTACAGAGATATTCCATTTGAAGAGGGTGGAGGATACAGGGTAAACTTTGGGGGAGATGGATTGTTAATGTATCACCCGGGAGAAAGAAGTCATCACGGAGGCGAATACTATAAAATTTCCACGGGGAAAGGAGGTGTGAAAAGATATGATATCAACGGAAAAGAAAAAGAAGATTAACGAAAGATGCAAGGCGTTAGAAAAAGAATTTGAAAGAAGATACAAGAAAGAAACAGAAGTGCGAGGGAAAAAGTGCTTTGCTGTAAGAGAGGACGAGTTTTTTATTGTATCGGGGCTGAGTTGGGCAAACGCGATCGTATTAGAACACGCATTCTCAAAAACAGAAGTGGAAAAAAACATGTTTGAGGATGGAAAGCTGTTCTACATGGAAGAAATGAATGAAAAAGAAATGTTTGAAAAAATGATAGAAGAGATCGAAGGGTGAGGCGAAATGGCAAAGGACGATTATTTTGTAATTGTATACAAGATACTATCGTACTTGTATGTAAAATTGAAATCGGGAGAAGATACAAACCCGAACATGATTACTCACGACAGTCAACTACTGCAGATCAACCGGAAATACTGGGATTATATCATGAGAAATTTAATTGAAGACGGATATATAACATGCGAAACAGAAAAAGTGTGGGGCAAAGAATTGATTTATGATTTAAAAACGGCAGAGATCACACCGGAAGGGATTGCGTATGTGTGCAACAACTC